ATAAACATGCAAGGGTAAACGCCGTTGCACCTCTTTTTGAGTCTGGAATGATATGGGCGCCAGATCAGAAATTTGCAGAGGAGGTGATCGAAGAATGTGCAGCATTCCCAAACGGTGATTACGACGACCTTGTGGACTCTACGACACAAGCTATCATGCGCTTCAGGCAGGGCGGATTGATCGGTCATCCTGAAGATTATATCGACGAGAAAAAAGACCCTAGACCTAGGACTTATTATTAATGAATAAACTTGAGTTATTAAAATTAATTGCAAACGCCCCTAAAAGATTAAAGGGTTATTCCGAACTTCTTGACTACGTTAGAAATGCATACAAGCAAATGACTGGTGTATTTCCTGAAGGCATAGATAACATCGCTGTAAAGCAAGCTGCAAAAGAAACATCAGAGAATAGAAAAAAAGTTATAGAGTTTCCAAAAGAGAGAATTACAGATCCATTTACACCAAGACCAGGCAAAAAAGGTATTGAACAATTAATTAAGGATGGTGATGTAACTATAGGCACAGCACCTAAAACTAAACCTAAAGACTACAAAAAAATAGTTGAATTAGAAGAAGAATATATGTTGGAGGATGAAGCTAGGGCAAAAGAGTTTCAAGATTTTTCGAAAAGAATTAAAACTATGTCTCCAACAGATAGAGTTGCAGAAAGACTTAAAGATTTAAAAAATGTAAATCTATCGGATCTTAGTGGCATCGAAGCTCAAAAGATTGCAAGCGAAGTCATAGGTAGAAAAGGTCCTTTTAAAACAATAAGTAACAAAGGAGCAAAAGAAGTTTTAGGAGAACTTGAAGGAATTATTAAGAAAGCAGATGCAGAGCCTGATCTAGGAACAAAATTAAAAAACTTTGACGGTGATCCAGATGCCATGGCACAAGGTGGCCGTATAGGTTTTTCTGGTGGTGGTGCAGGGTTTGCTGGTGATCCAATGGAAGGTGATCAATACACAATGGGTCAACAGATACCTGGAAGCCCACAAGTTCCTATGGGTCAGTTTGGTCCTGTTAATGTAGGAATCTTTGGTGGCGGTGGTTATAGTAAAAATCAAATTGTACCTGGGGTTGATAAGGCAATCACAAATCAAAATTATGGAATCACCACACAGATACCGATAGGCAATACAGGATTTACTATTGGTGGTGATTATATGAAATCAAGAGCTAACGAAAGATTTACTGGAGACGCTATACCCGGACAAACTTTTAAATCGGTGCCAACAGATAGCGATAGATTTAATGTAGGCATAAATTTTAGAAAAGAATTTAAAGATGGTAGCAAACCACCAAACCCTGGTCGAAGAAACTTTATGAAAATGATGGCAGGTCTAGCATCATTACCTGTGGTAGGTAAATTATTTAAACCAGCAGCAAAAGTTGCAAAGACAGCAGGACCAGCAATAGCAGAGGGAGTTAAACTTGGTTTTGATAATTTTGTAATGTTGGTTAATAAGATTAAAAGCATGGGTAAAAAAACAGATGCCGTCACTCAAAAAGAAAGAGAAGTAGGTTATACCTATCAAGGCAAAGACGGTAGTCAATACGAATTAGTAGAAGATTTAGCAACAGGTGATGTTAGAGTTACAAAAGATAAACCTGGTTTTGCCATGAGCGGTGATGAAGCTTATGATACTATTGAAGACAGATCTACATTTGTGCTTAGAAAAAACCAAGCAGATGAGACTACAAAAGGTAGAAAACCACCGGATGAATACGATGAAATGAAAGAAGTGCCTAGTAGAGATGGTACATTTGATGATATTGACGAAGTTGATGACAACACAGTTATAGAAATTTTAGAAGAGCTAGGCGAAGCTAAAACTAAAAAAGCAGGCGGTGGTCTAGCTTACATGCTAGGAGAATAATGAAGATTGCAGAATACAAGCAGATGATGGAGTATCTGACTCGTCCTGGTTTTAACGGTGGTGGATCTGTTAGAAACAAAACTGTCTTACCCAAAAAGAAACCTGAAGAAGAAGTTAAGAAAAGAAAAATAAAAAACTTTGAAAAAGCAAAACCTGCACTAGAGAATCCAAAAGAAGTTAAGGAGATGATTGACAAACCAAAAAGAGGTTTGGTCGATGAACCAGGAAGCTATGCTGGTGCAAAAGGAAAAGGTATTCAATTAACAAAAAAAGAAATAAAAATATTAAAAGATAATTTAACAAAACAAGAATTTGCACAATTAGATTTTGATAGAACTGGAGTTCAAGCTGGACAAAAAAATTATGGTATATCGTCTAAAGGGGAGACTAGAAATTTATTTAAAAAAGTTAGAGCATTAATAGAACCAGGAACAGATCTTACAGCTCAATTTGGACAGCTCTATAGTAATGAAAAAGCTAGAAGTTATATTATTAAAGAGGCTAATAAAGGTAAGTCTAACCAAGAAATTATTGAAGGATTAAAAAAATTTAAACTTAATACTTCAATTAATAGCAATAGAATATCTTCGTTAATTGCTAAATTACCCGAGGTGAAAGAAGAATTTAAAAGAGTTCCTAGCACAGGTAGAACAACAGGTGTTCAAGCAGAAAGAGCTAAAAAAGTTATGGATATTGTAAACAACTCCATAAAAAATAAAGTGCCTATCCCATCGTTAAGTGAAATAGCTAGGGAGGTAGGTTTTAAAACTTATGGTGAAGTAGGAAAAATTATTCAAAAAGAAAAAGGTGAAAAGTTTTACAAAAAATTCTTTAAAAATATGCAAGACAAACAAAAGGCGCGTATTTTAAAATTAGCCAATAACGGAAAAGTTGTGCAAGCTCTTGGAGATGGCACAATCTTAAATGAAAAGATGACTAAGTATGTTGCTAAAGTTTTAGGAACAAATGTACAAACTGCTGGCTCTGCTTTATTTGATTTAAAAGAAGCTTACGCAGGAAATAAAACATACATCAAACCAAATGAGTTACCAAAAATTAAAGCTACAAAAGGATTTAATTTAATTGCAAGAGAAGCTGCAAAAGATCCTTTTAATAATCCTTATTGGAATAAAGTGAGAGTTTCTAGAGAATCACAAGTTTCAAAAGCGATTGGCGAGGGTAAAAATGTATTAGATGCAGCTAGGAGAAAAATAACCAAAGCAGCAAAACCTGTTTTTGAAAAACTTGGTTTGGCTAAGAAAGGAGTTAGTGTTGCAACAGATGAGTTAGCTAATATAAGCACATCGGCGCAATATGGCGGTGAAGGATATTCTGTTTATCAACAAGTGCTAACAAAAACTGGAGATAAAACAAAAGATGATTTTAATTTACAAAAAGCAAAACAGCTAGATAGAAGACTTGTAGATATTAGAAAAAAAATTGTTCAAGGTATTGCCACTCCTAACGACATTAAAGATTACAATACCTCTGTTAAAAAAATAGTATCACAAATAAATGCAAACGTTCCTGCTGGAGCGAAAAGACTAGAAGCCATTACAATTGTGCAAGGAGGTAACCCTCTTCAAACAGTGTCAGGTATTAATAAATTAAAATTAGATAATCCGACTGCATATCAAAACATAATAGATGATGCTAAAAGATATAATGTTTCTTACAACATACCTAAATCAGTAGAATCTATTTACACTATGGGTGATAAACCAACTATTCAGAAAAAAATTATGGATAGTCTTAAAAAAGGTTTTAATGAATTTGATGAAAAAAAATTAATTCAAACAATAAAAAATAAAACACCGAGACAAATAAAACAAATTTTTAAAGCAATTCCTAGAGTTGCTGATGTATCACAAGATGATGTTGTAAGATTTGCGTCCGCTAATAATATCATGACTGATGCAACTTTTGTGGATCAAGATCCAATTCAAAAAAGTGGAAGAAGCATGTTAGATTTTATTAAAGATAATCCTATTACGTCTGGAGTTACTGCAGCAGCTGCAATATCGCCTTTTCAACTGGGTAGAAAAATTATAGGGACTGGTTTTAGAGGTATAGGAACACCTCCTGTATTATTAGGTGAATTATACAATCAATCTAAAGATGCTGATTATTCTAAAGTTAGTAGTAGAATATTTCCAGAGGCAACAGCAGCTTTTGCAAAAGACGCTGTGTCTTTAGGACAAGGTTTAGCTAAACAAGCTGGTAAAGGAATTACATCTTTAGGAGATCGGGTGCCTTTTATTAGAAAAGCTCGACCATTTGTAAGAAAAAATTTACAACGTATTCTTCTATCTAGTCCCATGGCTTTTAGAGCAGCTAGAATTTTAAATCCAATAGGACAACTGGCTTTATTGGGTGAGGGTGCACTTGGTTATGGTAAATTTGTTAAAAGTGAATTAGATAGAATTAAGGCAATGACACCTGAACAAAGAGAGCAGTACAATGCGGCAGAACAAGAACAAATGGGTATTGCTGCAGCAGGTGGTGGATTACTAAAACAAGCTGGTGATAGATCAGGAAAACCGCCAGAAGCAGGACCTACTCCACAAGGCTTGGATTTTTTATTAAAACGTGGTAGATAATTACAGGAGTTTAAATGGCAGATATAGATAAAGGACTTCCTAACACTCGTACCGAGGTCAAAGTTCCGGGCGAAGAGGTCGAGGTAAAGGAAGAAATTAAAGAACAACAACCCGTTGAAGTTACACCCGAAGAGGATGGTGGTGCAACGATTGACTTTGAACCAGGTGCAATTAACATACCCGGTACAGATTCTCATTTTGATAATCTTGCAGATATTTTACCTGACGATGTTTTAGAACCTTTAGGTTCAGAATTAAAAACAAATTACATGGACTACAAGATGTCCAGAAAAGACTGGGAAAAATCTTATACCGATGGACTTGACCTATTAGGATTTAAATACGAAAATAGAACGGAGCCGTTTCAAGGAGCTTCAGGTGCAACGCACCCAGTGTTAGCAGAAGCTGTTACACAGTTTCAAGCTACAGCATACAAAGAGTTATTACCAAGTGACGGTCCAGTAAGAACACAAATTTTAGGTGTACCATCACCAGCGAAAGAACAACAATCGCAAAGAGTAAAAGATTTCATGAATTATCAAATCATGGATCAAATGAAAGAATACGAACCAGAGTTTGACTCGATGTTATTTCATTTACCCCTAGCAGGATCTACATTTAAAAAAATTTATTATGATTCAATGATGGGTAGAGCGGTATCTAAGTTTGTACCAGCTGATGATTTAATTGTACCTTATACAGCAAACAGTTTAGATGATGCAGATGCAATCATACACGTAATTAAAATATCTGAAAATGATTTAAGAAAACAACAAGTTGCAGGGTTTTACTCTGATGTAGAACTTAACCCACCAGGCACAGTTGTGAATGATGAAGTTTCAAAAAAAGAAAAAGAATTAGAAGGCACTAAAAAATCTGGAAAACAAATTCCTATGTATACTCTTCTTGAGTGTCATGTGGATATAGATTTAGAAGGCTTCGAAGACATTGGTCCAGACGGCGAGCCGACTGGTATCAAGCTACCCTACATCGTAACTGTTGAAGAGGGTAGTGGAACGGTTCTTTCGATAAGAAGGAACTATGCGCCCAACGATCCAAAAAAACAAAGAGTCCAATATTTTGTCCACTTTAAATTTCTGCCAGGACTAGGATTCTACGGATTTGGATTGATACATATGATTGGCGGATTGAGTAGAACTGCAACAGTCGCTCTCCGCCAATTATTAGATGCAGGAACTTTGTCAAACCTACCTGCTGGTTTTAAACAAAGAGGGGTGCGTGTTAGAGATGAGGCTTCTCCAATTCAACCTGGTGAATTCAAAGATGTAGATGCGCCAGGTGGCAATCTACGTGAAGCTTTCTTCCCTCTACCATACAAAGAACCATCACAAACTCTATTACAATTAATGGGTATTGTGGTTCAAGCAGGTCAGAGATTTGCAGCCATATCTGAAATGCAGATGGGCGAAGGTCAGTCGAACGCAGCTGTAGGTACAACGATAGCTCTTCTTGAAAGAGGATCTAAAGTTATGTCAGCGATACACAAAAGATTATACGGTTCGATGAAGAAAGAGTTTAAATTATTATCAAGTGTAATTGCTACATACTTACCACCAGAATATCCTTACGATGTTGTAGGTGGTGCAAGAACAATTAAACAAGCAGACTTTGATAGTAGAATAGATATTCTGCCAGTAGCAGATCCAAATATATTTTCTATGTCACAAAGAATTACATTAGCTCAAACACAATTACAATTAGCTACATCAAATCCACAAGTTCACAACATGTACAATGCATACAGAAGTATGTATGAAGCGATTGGTACAAAAAATATTGATCAAATTTTACCACCGCCTGCACCTGTGCAACCATTAGATCCAAGTATGGAACACATTATGGCTTTAGGTACGAAACCTTTTCAAGCTTTTCCTGGTCAAGACCACAGAGCACACGTCACAGCGCATTTAAATTTCATGTCAACGAATATGGTTAGAAATAATCCTATGGTTATGGCTGCAATACAAAAAAATATCTTAGAACACATCTCAATTATGGCAAATGAACAAGTACAATTAGAGTTTAGAGAACAATTACAACAAATTCAGATGATGCAACAGCAAGCTGCCATGAATCCGCAGGTCGCTGCACAGGTTCAAGCCTTGACACAAGAGATAGAAGCAAGAAAAGCTGTGTTAATTGCAGAGATGACAGAAGAATTTATGAAAGAAGAGAAGAAAATTACTTCTCAATTTGATTCTGACCCTCTATTGAAGCTAAAAGCAAGAGAAGTTGATCTTAGAGCAATGGAAAATGAACGTAAAAAGGTGGCTGATGAGAAAAAAGCCGAGTTAGACAGAGCAAAACTAATGCAAGCTAAAGATATTTCTGAAGATAAGATGGATCAGAACGAGAAATTAGCAAAATTAAGAGCCGGAGTTAGTCTTGCAAAGAGTGAAAAACAAGGTATAACTTCTATTGAGGTAGAAGAGTAAAAATAAGGAGCAAAAATGCAAAAATTAGATAAAATTAAGCCGGTTACAGTGCAAGACCAGCAAGTTGAAATAGATCCTAGATCTAAAACAACAGCTGACCAAGCATTTAACTACATTGGCACAGGAAAACCTGAACTTGAAGTTCAAGGTCAAGGCAAAGTGCTGGCTGAAAAGAAAAGAAACTCAAAGGCGTACTAATGGCTTGGTTCAGTCTAGCAAAAATAGCTTTGCAAGCTGGAAGTAAGATATATGCCAACCGTCAAAAGACAAAAATGGCTATGTCAGATGCACAGCTTATGCATGCAGAAAAAATGGCCCGAGGTGAGGAAGCTTACCAGGGTAAATTACTAGAAGCTAGGCAAAACGACTACAAGGACGAATTTGTACTCGTAATTATATCGGCCCCCATCGTAGTTTTAATGTGGGCAGTCATGTCAGACGACCCTGAAGCGATGGAAAAGGTCAAATTATTCTTTGAATACTTTCAATCTTTACCATCTTGGTTTACGAACCTATGGATACTTGTAGTTGCGAGTATTTTTGGTATAAAGGGTACACAAATATTTAGAGGAGGCAAAAAATAATGTTTAACAAAATTAGAACTATTGGAAAAATAGCAAAAACTGTTTCATCGCCAATTACGCATGCAAGAAATATAATTAAATCGAAGTTTCAAAAAACAAGTCCCACAATCACATCGGTAAAACCAAAAGGTGGAACTAAAAAATCTGATCAAATCAAAAAATCCAATAAAATACTTAAAGATCTTGATAAGACTATGAAAAAAGATATGACACCTGAATTAAAAGCAAAAGGTGATAAACTTAAAAAAGAAGTACAAAAAACTCAAAAGGAAGTCTATAGATCAAATTTTAATAAAGGAAGTAAAGATCCTGTCGGTAAAAAGAAAAACAAATTTCCAGATCATTCTGGCGATGGTCAAATTACTCAAAAAGATATTTTGATGGCAAAAGGTGTAATACCTAAACCAAAATCTAAAAAGAAGGTTATCTAATGGCAAAACTTTGTCCTAGAGGAAAAGCGGCAGCGAAGCGTAAATTCAAAGTTTACCCTTCCGCGTACGCAAACATGTACGCCTCTGCAGTTTGCTCTGGTAAAGTTACACCCGGTGGTAAAAAGAATAGAGCCAAGAAGATGGGTGGAGGCATGATGGAAATGCCAAGAGCCATGTATAAAGGCGGAGGAATCTGTAAGAAAGGTAAAGGAAGAGCTTACGGAAAAAATTCGTAATGGCTAAAAAAGGATTACGTTCATGGGTCCAAGAGAACTGGGTCGATATTGCAAACAAAAAATCAGATGGCTCATACCCGAAGTGTGGACGAAGTGGTGGAGAAAAAAGAAAAAATTATCCAAAATGCGTGCCTATTGCAAAAGCAAGAGCGATGTCCAAAGGGCAGCGTGCGGGTGCCGTAAGAAGAAAAC